CGCTATTCTGCGGTCAAACCGTAATCTCATGCCCTGTCTGGAACTTAAAGGTCAGCCGCCCGTCCCGGTGGACGGTCACGGTGTCGATGACCGTGAGCCAGAGTCGATCATCGAACTCGGTGATGGAATCGCCGTACTCCGCCAGCTCGAACATAAAACCGCCGATATCCTCGGATTTGGCTTCCCGCTGAGCCTTTGTCGCCTGGAGCTTCTCCAGCTTGGCCTTGGCGGTTTCGTACCGCTCTGCCAGGCCGTTGTAGCGTTCCAGGTAAGCGGCCTGGTCCTGCGCCGTGGTGGAATTCTCCTCGATGCACCGCTTGGTTAGCTCGGCCACCACCTCCATTTCGGAAAGGAGCGCCGCTATCTCGCTGTCCAGGGAGCCGGTATCGGTGAGCGCCGCCTGCATGGTGCGGCACTCGTCCAGCAGCCGCTCTTTGTCCGCTACCAGCGCATTGAAGGCGTCCAGGAACCGAGCCTTGATCTCCTCCTCGGTCAGGTGCGGTGTCTGGCACTTTTCTTCTCCGGTGAACTTGCTGTTGCACCGCCAGATAGTGCGCCGGTATTTGTCGGTGGAATGCCAGACCTTGGAGCCGAAGTAACCGCCGCAGTCTCCGCAGACCAGGCGGGAGGAAAAGATGCTGTTACCGCTGTAGCTGCGCCCGATGGCTTTCCTGCGCTCCAGCTCCCGCTGCACCAGTTTCCACTCGGCGGGGTCGATGATGGCCGGATGGCTGTTCTCCACATAGTACTGCGGCACCTCGCCTTCGTTTTTCTTCTGCTTTTTGGTGAGGAAATCCACCGTGAACGCTTTTTGCAGGAGGGCATCGCCCTTGTACTTCTCGTTTTTGAGAATGCTCTCCACCGTGCTTGCCGCCCACTTTTTCTTGCCGGCGGGGGTGGGTATCCCTTCCCTGGTAAGAAGGCTGGCAATAGAACCTGTGGTCTTTCCGCTGAGAAACAGGCTGTAAATCCAGCGGACGGTTTCCGCTTCCTCCGGCACAATCTCCGGCAGACCGTTGTCGCCCTTCCGATAGCCCAGGAAGTGGCTGTACGGCAGGCTGACCTTTCCATCGGCGAAACGCTTTCTCTGTCCCCAGGTGACGTTCTCCGAAATGGAGCGGCTCTCCTCCTGCGCCAGGGAGGACATGATGGTAATCAACAGTTCGCCCTTGCTGTCCAGGGTGTAGATGTTTTCTTTCTCGAAGTAGACCTCCACACCCTTCTCTTTCAGCTTACGGACGGTCACCAGGCTGTCTACGGTGTTCCGGGCAAACCGGCTGACGGATTTCGTCACGATGAGGTCGATTTTCCCATCGAGCGCATCCCGCACCATTTGGTTGAAGCCCTCGCGCTTTTTGGTGTTCACCGCCGAAATGCCTTCATCGGTGTAGACCCTTACGAACTCCCATTCTGGCTTGGACTGAATGAAGCGGGTGTAGTAGTCCACCTGGGCTTCGTAGCTGGTGAGCTGCTCCTCGCTGGAGGTGGAGACACGGGCATAGGCCGCTACCCGCCGGCGCACCACAGCGTTTCGCGCCAGGTGCGTGATGGGCTGAATGGTGGGCGGGATGACCGTTACGGCTCTTGCCATTTCTCACCCCTCCTTTGCGCCAGCGCCCGCTGCCGGGCGATTTCCTTCATTTCCGGCGTCCAGCTCTTGGCCCTGGATATGTGTTCCCAATGCCGCTCTGCCGTGGAGCCGTCTTTGAAATGGAACACCAGGGTCTTGTCCGGGGGGGCATCGATGCCCTTGACTCTTTACAGGAAGACGCCCTCATCAAACTGTGAAAGGCCGAGTACCTGGGCGGCAAGGTCGTAGAGCACCTTCTCCGGGATCTGGGATGTGCCGCAGGAAGGCAGATCTGTCTGCACCGCAGTTGGGCAGTTCCAGAAATGTCGCTTTCCGCCGGTACATCGCTTGTAGTTGCGACCGCACACCGTGCAGGTAATCATGCTGGTAAAGGCCGACCGCCGGCGGGGCCGCTTGACCGGGCTATTCTCCGTAATTCCGGTAAGAAGCTCCTGGGCGGCATCGAAAGTGGCCTGGTCAATGATAGCTTCATGGGTGCCCTCCGCATAGTATTGGGGCAGCTCACCCCGGTTCGGAATTTCCTTCTTCTCCAGATGGTTGTTCCGGTACTGCTTTTGCAGGAGCGCGTTGCCCAGGTACTTCTCATTGGACAGCATCTCCCGGATTCGCATGGAGTTCCACTTTCCGCCCAGAACACCAGTGAACCCTCTCCGGTTTAGGTCGATGGCCAGGCTGGTAAGGGATTCTCCCTCCAAAGCCCTGCGGAATACCTCTTGCACTACCGCTGCCTTTTCCGGGTCAACGGCCACGCGGCCCTTCTCGATTTTGTACCCGAACAGGAAGCGAAGGTTGACCAGCTCACCGCGCTCGAAGCCCCGGCGAATCCGCCACTTCTGATTCTCGCTGGCGGAGCGGCTCTCTTCCTGTGCGTAGGAAGCCAGGATGGTCATCATCAGCTCTCCGTCCGAACTCATGGTGTGGATGTTCTGTTCCTCGAAATAAACGTCAACCCCCAGAGCTTTCAGCTCCCGGACGGTTTCCAGCAGGGTCACCGTGTTCCGTGCAAAGCGGGAGATGGATTTCGTGATGACCATATCGATGTTTCCGGCGCGGCACTCAGCCAGCAGGCTTTGAAACCCATCCCGGCCGTCCTTGGTGCCGGTGAACGCTTCATCGGCGTAGACCCCGCAGTAAAGCCAGCCAGTGTGCTTCTGGATCAGCGCGCTGTAGTAGCTCACCTGCGATGACAAAGAATGCAGCATGGCATCCTTCCCGGAAGAAACTCTGGCATAGGCTGCGACCCGCTTCAGGCTGGGCCGCATGGGTGCGGGGAATGAAATTTGTTGAATGGTTCTTGCCATTCCGTCACCTCCTTGTCCAGTGCATATTACCTCTCAAAGGGCCTGTTATCCAGCGATTTCGGCGATTCAAAGCGGAATATACTACACGAAGATACCTCGTGCTTTTTGGCGATAATTGTATCAATTTTGCAGTAGTCATCCTCGCTGATGATGCCCTGGCGGAGCATATTCCTGGCAAGGCTCATGGCGGTCTGATAGGCGGTCAGCCGCTGGTACAGCTCATCCATCGGCGCTCACCGCCTTTTTTCCGAGCTGCGGCATAGCAGGTGCGGGAGCAGTAACGCCGGACTTTCGCACCGCTTTGAAACGAGCGCCCACAATAGGCGCAGTTAAAGGTGTAGAGGGTGCGCTTTCCACCCTTGTCGGGATGGTCGTTCCACCAGGAGATGCGGCATGAGTCCGAGCAAAACCGCTTTCGCTTTCGGTGGGGTGTCTGGATGATGGGCTTCCCGCACCTCTCACAGATGTCTGGAACGGCAGCGGCATTCTCGCCAGCGGGATGGCGGCGGAGGTAGGTTTTCACACTGTTGACCGGCAGGGCCAGGGCGGCGGCGATTTTCTTATACCCCAGCCCTTCCTGACTGAGTTTATGGATTCTGAGCTTTTCGGCTTCTGTCATAACAAGCCCCTTTCCGAGAGGCATAAGGCACTTCTCACCTTACAGCCACGGAAAAGGGCAAATATGAGGATGACAAAAAAATAAAGGGGTGCAGCCACGAAAAACATGACTGCACCCCTTCGGCTGGGCGGATATTCAGTTGGGGATCTTCAGCTTCTGACCGCTGTAGATGGTGTCGCCGTCAAGGCCGTTGAGTGCCTTGATCTCCTTGTAGCGAACGCCGCTGCCCAGATACTTCTCGGCAATGCCCCAGAGGATGTCGCCCTTGACTACGGTGTGGACGCGGTAGGTCACCGCCGCGCTCCCCGCCAGCGCCAGGTCGGAGACCCGCACCGGAGACATGATGGCGTTGGCGCCGCTCTCGTTTTTGTTGATGACCGCACGGTCGCCGGAAACCTCGTAAACATACCACTTCTGCTTCCGCACCCAGGCGGGGATGGTCTGGCCGCCGTAGTACTTCGTCCCGGTGATGGTCACCAGATCGCCGGCCTTAATTTTACCGCCGGGCTGCTCCGGCTCCACAGGCGTGTCCGGCACAGAGCCGCCCAGCTTGTCCTTGACCGCCGCACGGAAAGTGTCCATATTCTTCCCGTGCTTCGGCCACCAGTGCAGCACGTCCCCGTGGTTGGACGCGATGCCCAGGTCATGGCCTTCGCAGTGGCAGATGATGTCCTGCTCTGTCAGACCATAGAGCTCGCAGAGATACACGCAGAGATACACCGCCTCGTTGTAGACCTTGTCCAGATAGGCGGCGTCCGTGAGATAATCCTCGCAGATCTCGAAAGAGATGTGGGTGTCGTTGCCGGAACCGGCGCAGTGCCAGCCCCGGTAGTCCCACGGCAGGGTCTGGTAGGTTGCCACAGTCCCATCAGCCAGCTTGCCAATGAAGGCGTGGACGCACACCTCCCGGTCCATGGACTGGTTCCAGTGGTTGTTGTACTGGTTCTTGCCAAGCAGTCCGTCATCCGGTCCCACGTAGCGTTTGAGCCAAGGGTTGTTGGCGCCGGTGGAGTGTACCATGATGCCCTTGGGGGTGATTCGGCGCCCCGCCTTGTAGCAGGCGTTGTTGGTGAAAATCAGTTTATGCAGATTCATTGTCGTTTCCTCCTTTGTCATGCAGTTGTTCCAGCACGTCTTTCAGCTTCTCCGGGATGGGCAGGCCCAGGTGTCCGGCGTTCTCCAGGAAAGAGATGCCCTCATTGGACAGGTAGAAGAAGATCACCGCCGTGCGCAGAGCGCCGCCCTCTCCCAGCACATACACGTCCACCAGGTTGCCGATGCCCACCAGCACAAAGATGAGTACCTTCCGGCAGATGCCCTTAAAGCCCACGGCGCTGGACAGCTTCTTGTCCGCGATGGCGCACATCACACCGGTGATGTAGTCCACCAGCACGAAGGCGATCAGCGCGTAGAGAAAACCGTCCACGCCTCCCAGGTACCAGCCCAGGAAGCCGCCCAGGGCGGAAAAGGCAAGCTGGATGCTGACCCAGATTGATTTCATTGTCTCGTCCTCCTTTGATTTGAATATGGAAAAGACGCCCCCCCGGCGGGAGCGCCTTTGTCCTCATGTCAGCCATTCCGGTTTCTCCGGGATGGTTTGTGTGTTGGTACCGTCCAGCCATGCGCGGTACCAGATCTTCAGCTCCGAGAGCTGCTCCCCGGTGAGAGCGTCATACCACAGCCGCCCCCGGTTGATGACGGGGAAGCACTCCGTCTGCCGCCGCTGACGGTATGCGGTTTTCGCCGCCTCTGCCTGTTCCGCAGCGGCCTGTGCGTCATCGAAGACCAGGACGCCGTCCTGCACCCGGTAGGCGGTAAAGTGCTCCTCAAAATGAGAGAGGTCAGCCGGTTCCGCCGCTTCCACAGCGTCCAGCAGATCCCCCTCAAGGGCGTAGCTCACCACATAGCCCTGTTCGTTCAGCAATACTTTCATAGGCGTCACCTCAGTTGACCCCGAATACACGGTTGATCTGTCCGTTGCCGTTGCCCATGGAGAGCGTCACCAGGGAGCCGGAATAGGACAGGTTGAAGGATTTGTAGTTGGACTCGTCCGCGATCTGGAAGGAGACAGCGGAGGTAGTCAGCATGATCTTCGGCACCACCAGGGACGCACGGGACGCCGAGCTGTTAGGCCGGCCTATGAACACATAGAAGTTGTAGTTCCCGTAATTGAAGGTGATGCTCCCGCTGGTCAGCGTCCCGTTGTAGAGGGATGTGGCGCTGATGCCCAGGTTTGTCCGAGCCGCCGCTGCGGTCTTCGCACCGGTGCCGCCGTAGGCAATCGCCAAGGCGTTGGTCAGCGAGATGGACGTCCAGGAATTCCGGTCATACGCCATTTTGACCGCATAGGGCGTCGCCGCCAGCGAACCACTGGTAGAGTTCAGGCTGTTGGACAGCATGGTGATGCCGTACCGGGCGGTGGTAGCCGGGAGACAGTTCAGTGCGATCCACCACGTCCCGTTATACACAAAATGCACCATCTGGTTGGCTGTCCACATATTTGCGTTGACGTAGTATCCGTTCGTTCCGCAGATGGCTATAGCCCCGGTCCCGTTCACATTCATGGACGGAGAGGTTGCCGTGTTGGCGTAGGTGAACTGCACCGCCAGCAGCGCCCCCTTCTCCAGCCTGAACTCATCGCAGGTGACCACCTTTGTCTGTGTGGCGGCGGCGGTTTCGCAGACGCCGAAGTAGGGTTTGTCAAAGGTGTAGTCGATGTCATCCGGGATCAACGTCCCCTCAATGCGTGTGTCTCCCACCACATGAAGCGCCGCCTCCGGGCTTGGGGTATTGATACCCACCATCTTCTTGCGAAGCGCCACCAGGGGCGTGCCCTGGGAGACAACGAAATACAGATCCAGCGAGGTCAGCGAATTGAGCTGGTCGCGGATCTGCAGGTGGAAGTCATAGGACGATTCGGAATCAAGGTTGCACAGCTCCAGATTGGAAAAGGAGAAGCTGGAACTGGTGGCGGTCACCGAGCTAAGGATGCTGGTGTAGCTGTTGTACGAGGACGCACTGGTGAGCTTATAGCGGTACCGAGCATAGAGCAGGCTGTTCTTCTGCGCCCCATCCACCGTGATGGGCGAAATGCTGCCATTGAACACGAGCTGCATCTCGGTCTCGATGTCGTTGGTGCGCCGCAGGGACACGTAGTTTACCCTGGGTTTCGAGTACGGCGCCACAGTGACGCTCTGGGTAACGGATGCGGTGTATCCCCGCGAGTCCGTCACCGTTAGGGTGATGTCCCGTGTGCCGGATGTGCCGATGGTCCCCAGGGAGAGGGCCGCGCCTGTGGTGTTGGATTTCGTCACGCCGCTGCACACCGCCGAATAGGACACGATGGAAGCGCCGTTCCTCGCCGTAGCGGTTCCGGGGGTGACTGTCAGCCGGGAGTAGTCCTGGATGAGCACCTGGTCGTTGTCCGTAATGGCGGTGGTGGTCGAGTAGCTGTCAGCGAAGGTGAATCCGGAGATGCTCGGCCCCGAATTTGCCTGTGAAGTTCGGATGGTGCAAGTACAGGTGGATGCGCTGCCGATCTGGGTACTTCCGCTCTTGGTTACCAGTTCGATGGTGGCGGTGAAGGACTTGACGCTGGCCATGGCGTTCAGCAGCGTTGTCCGCTCCGAAGAGGTCAGGGTAATGGTGCGGTTAGCTGTTCCCGCCGACCAGATGCGCCCCGCCAGGGACAGGTAGGTCGTGGAACCGTTTTTGATGGTGATATAGTTGGTGTAAGCGGCATTGTACACTGTCACCCGCAGGGAAAGGCTGATGGAAGCAGTGTCCGCCGCAAAACTGCCGCAGCTTAAAAGCACCGCGCCTCCCAGGGTCTTGGCGGATATTGTGGAAGAGGTGCCATACACCTGGTTGGCGCGCTTTCTTGCCCGTACCCGCACCGAGTAGGTGGTGTTGGGCGAAAGCGTGGAAAGGGTGACGCTGGCGCTGGTCCCCGCCGTGGTGGAGAACTGCGTCCAGGAAGTACCCCCATTCAAGCTGTACTGCCAGAGGTCGGCGGTGGCCGAGGAGGATGCGGAGATCTTAAACCCATTGGCAGTGATGCTGGAAACCGAGCAGGACACCGTGGGAGCGGAGCGGTCAATGCTATTCAGGGTTACGGTGGTGGAAGCTGTAATAGTTCCAATAGACACACCGGAATAAGTGCCGGAAAACCGCCACGAAGCGGAAAGTGCCACGCCGGATTTCGTTCCATCCGCATTGTGGCTGACCCTCACGGTCTTGGTCTTCAGCAGCTTCTTTTTCCAGCCGCTGGAGTAATCCTCGATGGCGGGTACGGTGTAGGTTTCGCTGACGCCGTTGATAGAGATGGTGGAGTCGCTTCTCGCCCCAACATCAAGGGTATAGTAGGACAGATACACTTTCAGGGTGACATCGGTATAGTTGGCGGTCACGCTCTGTGCGCCGCTCCACTCGCAGTACAGGCCGAAGCTGGAAACGGGATAGTTCTGAAATGTGCCGCTGAGAGCCATTGCTCCACCTCCTTAGTCCAGAATCACGATGTTCAGCCCCTCGGACGCTGTGGCCATGGGGACGAACTTCGTCTTGCCCACCGTGAGTTCGCCGTCCACGGTGGTTTTCTTTGTGATGGTCTCATCCTTGTTCAGGGAGAAAATCTTTTCCTCGTTGTAGTAGCCGGAGAATTCCGTATTGTTGATGACCGTCCGCTGGGCTGAGTCCGCGTTGGACACCTCGATGCCCCGGCGGTCGATCTTTACCTCGGAGGTGTAAATCTCATTGGGCGCCGGCGTCCATTTGTGAAGAGACGCCCCCTCCGTCAGCATGATGTCCGAGACGAACAGGCTGGCATCGCGGGAGTAGATTTTGATGGTGATGACGCTGTCCTGCACGTCCGGGAGCAGAGCGGTGTATTCCGTCCACTCAAAGGACACCGAGGTATTGAACAGGTCGATCTCCGTATCGCCGTTGATGACGGCCCGGACATAGGCGTTGTAGGTGGAGGTTTTCTTGGCCTTCACCGTCAGCCGGTAGGCCTGACCCGGCACGATGCTGTCCACCACCTGGGTCAGCGTACTGTAGGCGGCAAGCTGGAAGCAGGAGTTGGACACGGTACTGTTCTTGGTTTCCGCACCCTGCTGGGCGGTGATCGTCCCGGCATAGGTCCAGTCATCGGAAAGGCCGTTTAAGCCGGCGGAGTTGCGGACAAAGTTGATGCCGCCGCTGTACTGCTCCTGCATGGTGAGGGACAGCCCGTCCACCGACTGCTGAAGCTGGGACATCTGCCCCTCGATGAGCCGGAGGTTTTCCTGCTCCTCCGTCAGCTCCCCGGTGACGTCCTCCACCGACTCGGTGAGGTCGGCCACATAGCTGTTCAGCCCATCGATGGACTGCTGGAACTGGCTGACCCTGCCGCTGACCTCCTCCAGGGAGTCCGTGGTGGCATAGGCGCTGAACATGACCTCGCCGCTTTCCAGATCCCACCAGGAGGAACCGTCCTGGGACTGGATCACCCCGGCCTTAATGATGTTGGCGATGAGAGAGCCGGAGGTGATGAAATCCGCCACGATCTGCCCATCGGCGGTGATGGCGGTTTCATAGGGGCCGTTGTAGCCGCTGCCGGAGAAGCCAAGCCCCTCCACATTCCACCGCCAGACATTGACCGCATCCTCGATGGAGGGCTGGTCAAGAATCAGCAGCTCGTAAGGAAGGCCGCTTTCACTGTCGGTGTGCAGCACCACATAGCCGCCGGGCTGACCGGTGATGCGGTCGGTGGCGTTCTGGATGGCGGAGTTCATCAGTGCTGGGAAACGACCAGCCTTCTCCGCCGCTTCCTCCGCGCCGGCTTTGGCGTCCGAGACGTTGTTCAGCAGATTGGCCTTGCCGCTGCCCAGGGTGACGGACACATACTTCTCCGCCAGGGTGTCGTAAACCGTGGTGATGACTTTTGCCTTGGCGGTGATGCCCAGAGCGGAATGCCGGATGGTCACGGTATCGCAGAGGGACACCCGCTCCAGCACGGCGGCATACTCCGGCTGCTTCCACAGCGGCTCGAAAGAAACGGTGAGCGCGGGAACCTCCACCCCCAGGGGATTGTTCGCCAAATATGTCTGCGCCTTGGTGCGGAGAGCATCCTCGGTGATGGCTTCTTCCTCTCCAAAGCTGTCGGTAAAATCCCGGATGAGGGTCTTGCGCTGGGACAGCGTGGTGTCCGCAATGGGAAGCAGCACCTCGGTGAGGGTGACCACCGTTTCGCTCCCGTCCTCGGCGGAGATCACCGCGTAAGGCAGCAGGTCGGTGTACACCTCGGTGATATCACTGTCGTGCTCCAGCTCGGTGAGGTTTTTGCCGTACTCGATCACCACTTCGGTATGCTGGCCGCGCCCCTGGTGGTGGATGACGTGGAAGTTGTCCCACTCATACTCGCCGCCCCACAGATCAAGAAAGGAACCGGCCACGCCGCCCAGACAAGCACGGACGCTCTGGGGCTTGGCCACGGAGAAGGGCTTTGCCTCGGAGTAGTCTGTCTGACAGGTGAAGCTGTGGGCGGTGGCGGTGTTCTGAAACACGCGCTGCATGGCAAGAGCCGGTGAAATGCTCTCGCTGGACCAGGTCAAGGCGGCGATATTAGAGAGGTCGTAGGAGATGTGCTGGGCATACACCGTTACCACGCTATCAATGGGCGTGGTGATGCGGTAGATGCGGAAGGCCTGGTCATCGGCGGTATCATTGGGTTTGGCCTTGATGATCCGCTCAGAGGACAGCTCCCCATAGTTCCTCCCTGTGACGGGGTATTGGAGCACCAGCTCGTAGGTGCCGTTTCGCTCCTCGGTCACCTCACAGGAGATACAATCGGCCAGCACGCCGATGCCGTAGGTGGAGAAATCCACCGCATTTGCTTTGAACAGAACCGGAATCATAGTGTCACCCACCTCGGCTGTACCACCAGGCTGGTCACCGTCCCCACCCAGGAGATGGTGTTGACGCCGGGCTGCAGCCTGGGAAATCCGTCCCCGCTGACCTTGTCGTTCATGGGGGTCGTGCCGGAGTAAAAGTTCATCTGCTCACTGTCGCAGACGATGCTCCCGTCCAGCCCGGTAAAGACCCAGCTCTTGTTCTGACCGCCGCCCTGTATGGTCAGGGTAACCGTCCCTTCCCCGGTGAGGGTGAGGATAGGCAGAGACTCAAAGCTCTCCGGGTTGGTCACCGTGGAGCCGGACTGTGTGAGGGTGATGGGCTCAGTCCCCGCCACACTGTAACGGAAGGGCTGGCAGGAGAAGCTGACGGTGAACACACCGATGCGGTTGAGCTGATCCTCGATGTCCAGGCTCCCGGAATACACCGCCTTTCGTGTGTAGAGGGTATCATAGCTGTCGGACAGGGTGTGGTAGGCGTTCTGCTCCCCATAGAGCCAGGCCTCCTTGACCTTGGTGATCTTCTCCGCCAGTTCGGCGATGGACTTGGCGGGCAGGAACACGGAATAGGTCACCTGCACATTGGGGTAGCGGCCATTGGGCAGGATGAGGTCGCCGTTTCTGCCGGGGATGGACTGGAAGGTCACATCGTACTCCGGGGCAGAAAACACATTCTTGCTCTCAATGCGAAGCCCCATGTCCAGGGACGAAACCCCGTTATACACAAAATAGTTCATGCGAAGACCACCCCTTTCCGCTTGGCAAACTGGCCGGCGGTCACCATGATCTCATTGGTGAGCTGCCGGATGTCCTCATTGGTATAGTTGTTGAAGGTGCCGATGTTCAGCTGCAGGACGAAGCCGCTCTTCCCAGCGCCGCCGGAAACAGCGGAGGCCATGGCGTTTTCCATGCTGCCCTTCACGGAGAAATCTGTGGGCAGCGCCGTGGTCATATCCTTGGCGAGGTCCTGCATGACCCCGTTGATGTCCTTGCTCATGCCCTCGGCGGCTTTCACCGCCTGACCGCCGTTGTCCACAATGGAACCGGCAAGGCCCTCCACCAGCATTTCGCCCACCCAGGCCATTTCTTTGGAAGGCGAGTTGATGCCGAAGAAGCCCAGGATACCGTCCCAGATGCCGGAGATCCAGCCGGACACTTTGTCCCAGATCCATCCGGCCAGTGACTGGATGCCCTGCCACAGGCCGCGCACCAGGTTGGCGCCCACCTCGGCGATCTTGGAAACGCCCTGACCGAGGGCCGAAACGATCCCCGTGATGATCTGCGGGATTGCCTTCACGATCTCCGCAATGATGGTCGGGAGATTCGCAATCAGGGATACCAGCAGCTCCACACCGGCCTGGATGATTTGAGGGATGCTGTTGATAAGAGCGTTTACGATGCCGGTGATGATCTGCGGGATAGCCGCTACAATGGTAGTAATGATCTGGGGCAGCGCCTGGATGAGCGACACCAGCAGGTCGATGCCCGCCTGGATGATCTGCGGAATGGAGTTCAAAACGGCTGTGATAATGCCTTCGATGATCTGGGGAATAGCCGCGACTATGGCGGCGATGATGTCCGGCAGAGCCGCCACCAGCGAGGTCAGAAGCTGGATGCCTGTCTCAATGATCTGGGGGATGGCGTCCAGCAGGAAGGTCACGATGCCGTTGATGATCTCCGGCAGGGCCGCGATAAGCACCGGCAGGGCGTTGAGGATGCCCTGGGCCAGTCCCGTAACCAGCTGCAAAGCCGCGTCCAGGATGAGGGGCAGATTGGCGATAAGGGTCTGGCAGATCTGCACCACCATCTGCACAATGGTGGGAACCAGCTGGGGCAGTGCGGAAGCGATGCCGGAAGCCAGGGTTGCCACCACCTGCATTGCCGCCTGTAAAAGCTGTGGCGCCAGCTCGGTCAGACTGGTGACGAGCTGGAGAACAATGGACAGGGCGGCTGCGGCCAGTTTGGGCAGCGCGTTCACAATGCCGGTGACAAGGGTGGCGATGATATTCACCCCGGCTTCCAGCAGTACCGGAAGGCTGGCGAGGATGGCTTCCCCGATGACCGGCACAATGGTGGAGAGCTTCTCCATTAACACAGACACCAGGCCGGAGATGCCCTCGGCAAAAGTCTCGGCAGCTACGGCGGTGCCGTTCAGCACGCCCTGCAACCCCTCGCCCATGAGGGACACGAAGGGAATCATGGCGGTAAGAACATCCGCCGCCATGGTCTTCAGCGTGGTCATGATGGGTTCCGCAATGGCGCCCAGCTGGGCGTAGGCGTCTGTAAGGAGCGCCTGGGCACGCTGGGCTTCCATCACATCCCCATTGAGGGTTTTGTAGTTTTCCGCCGCTTCCTGGTACAGGCCGTTGAGGGTATCGGTGATGAGCGCGGCGCGTTCCTGCTCGGAACTGCAGCCATCCAGCGCCGACTGGAAGGCCTCCTCATTGACCCCTGCCCAGTTGAGGGCGTCCGCCAGCTGGCCGGTGATGGTGCCGGTCTTGGCGGTCTCATTGGCGGCTTCGGTCAAACCTTCAATGGGAAGGCTGTCCCCGAAGGTGGCCCACACGCCGGCGGCGATATCCGTCCACTGCGCCAGCTCTTCCTCGGTGGAGCAGAGCTTGGCGAGGTGGTTGACTGCTTCCACGCTGCGGTCCTCTTCGCCCAGGATGGCATAAAAGCCGGTGTAGGCTTCGCCGGCTTGTTCCGCCGTAAACCCGGCGGTGGTGAAGGCTGCGTCCAGCTTGGCATGATCCTCCCGGTATTTCCGTGTGGATTCCGCCAGGTCGAGGAAACTCTTGGTCAGCCCGGCGAGGGCGGCGCCGGCGGCGGCAACAGCGGCACCCGCCGTGACCGCCAGGCCTTTGAGGACGGAGCCGACCTTCTCCAGCTTGCCGGAAGCCTTATCGGTCTTGTCAGCGGCGTCATCGATCTCATCCCCGAACTTGTCCGTCTGCTGGGCTGCATCCCGCATCTCATCGCCCATGGAATCGATGGCCCTCTGGTTCTGGTCAAGCTCCCGCTCCATGTTGTTCAGAGAGGCCTGGGCATTGTTGAGCTGGATCTGCCACTGCTGGGTGCGCCGGTCGTTCTCCCCGAAAGAGGTGGAAGCGTTCTCCAGCGCCTTGCGCAGGGTCTCGATTTTCTTCTTCTGGGTATCGATCTCCTTGCCCAGCACCTGATTCCGGGCGGTGAGGGCTTCCACGGAATCATCGTTTTTGTCAAACTGGGACTGTACGACCTTCATTTCGGAGCCGAGGACCTTGAAGGACTGGTTGATGTCCGCCAGCGCCTTCTTGAATTCCTTTTCGCCCTCCAGCCCGATTTTCAGGCCAAAGTTATCCGCCATCCGTGGTCACCTCCTTCAAAATGGCATAAAAAAAGCCCGGATTACTCCAGGCAAAAGAAAAGAGCCGATGACTCGACTCTTTCCAAAACTCGATTCAGTTTCCTTGCATTTTTCGGAGCTGGGCGTCAATATCCCGCCCGCCGTACATGACGCAGAGCACCGTGACGGTTTTTACCTGGTGGTTTGGGATGTAGAACACCAGGTAATTGTCCACCGGCATGACCCGGAGGTTGCGGCTGCTCCATGGCTCTCGGTCGTAGACCCGGAACCGCTCCGGCATCTCATCCAGCTTGAGGATGTTCTCCTCCAAGCGGTCCAGCTGGCCATTGGCGTTTTGCTCCGACTGAAGCTCCACCGCGATATAGCGGTAGATTTCCCGCAGGTCGTGCTTTGCTTCCGGGGTCAGCGTCACCTCATAGCTCATACGCCCAGTTCTCCACGCAGCTCGTCAAACGCCTGCTTTGCAGGGATGACTTGCCCGGCCTTCATCTGGGCATAGCCCTTCTCCAGTTCCGTATCCATCTGTTCTGCCGTCATACGGCTGACGTCCAGCGGATGCTCCGGGAGCTTTACCTCGAAGGGCAGTCCCCGCTGGAGGATGACCTGCTTGTAGAACATGGTGATGGCATTGGACGCCGGGATGCCCAGGGCGCTGAGGATGGCTTCTGCCTGTTCCTTGACCTCCGGCTCAATGCGCGCATACAGATTTGCCGACTTTGCCATATCCAAGACTCCTTTCGGGATTTATGGTTTCTTCCTCGTCTCCATTGTACTCTGTTGTGCGGACAAAAGCAATACATTATTCAAATCCCGTAGGGAATCACATCGTCAATGGTCAGCTCCCGCTTGGGCTTCGCCAGGCCGAGGAACTGCTTGTGGCACTCCCACAGATCCAGCAGCAGGCCAAAGGGCAGGAGCATGGTTTGCTCCGGAGTAAAGCCCAGCTGGGCGGTGCCGTAATAGAAAAGCCGGGTAAACAGCTCGGCGTCTGTTACCCGACTTGCGCGTTTTTTGAGTCCATCTCGCTTTCGATATTCCGCTTGGTGCCCTTATACATGGCTTCCATGATGGCTTCCTTGTACCCCGCCAGCTCGAAGGGAGAGGTCAGCAGCTCCACGGCGTCCTGGGTCAGCGGCTCCTTTTTGTCCTCCGGGTGCTGGAGGTTGTGGATCAGCACGCTCTGATTGGCCAGCAGGGTGATAAGCCAGATGATCTCATCAAGCGCCATCTCAAAGTTCTCGGACTTCATCAGCCTGTCGCCCAGGTTCTCCAAACCGCCGTAGCGTCCGGCGATCTCCTTGGTGGCACGGGTGGTGAGTACCAGCTCATACTCCTTACCGCCGATGGTGATGGCGGCGCTTCGCTCCTTGCTCATGGGTCAGCCCTCCTTACGCGGTTTCCAACGTGCTGTAGTCCGGCTCATACACCTCTTCGTACCAGCCGGAGATGGTGGCAGGCAGCACGCCGGTATCGTCCTCGGACACCTCTGCCTTCCAGGGGTGCTTGCCCTGACCGTCCACCTTGTTGCGGCGGGTCACAGTGCCTTCGATGGAAGGGGTGGAAAATTCAATGCTCTCACCCTTGGTGGTGAGGTTGGTGGCGGGGATGCCGAACTTCACCCGGTAGAGCCAGAAGTAACGGTACTTGCCGTTGGCCTTCTTGGCGCGGAAGCCCACAGCCACAGGGGTGCCGCCGTCCTCACTGGTGGAAACCAGCACCTTATTTCCGTCAATGGTGGCGCCGGTCAAGTCTTGGGCAACGGTAACGCCGATGTCATCCACGCCCAGGGTCAGGGTGCCGCTCTGGAACTCCTTGACCACGGCGGCGGCGCCATCGTCCGCATACAGCGTGGCTTCCGCCAGCTCCACCGAAAGCTCGGCGGTCATGGCCTTTGCCAGGGGGTGGGGGTCGCCGTAGGTTTCGTTGCCGGAAGTATCCTCGGTGATTTTGGCATAGTACAGCTTGTCCAAGCCGATAGTAGCCATATCTCATTCCTCCATTTCACCGGCGAGCCGCCGGTGGCAATTCGCGCACCACCAAGCCAGGTAACGCATCCTTGCCGCCCGCGCCGCTGCGCCGTTTGTAATTTAAAGTTGGTATAGTTTCGCCACGTCAATGGCGTAGTGGTGAAAGCCGGTATCATCCTCATGGGCGATATACCGGCGGTCGGTAATGCAAAAATCCGCACCCAGCAGGGCGCGGACAAGCGTGTCTTTGATGGCGGTGTAGCTGCCCTTCACGAACAGGGACAGCCGCGCCTCCTGGGTGTCGTACCCTGGGGAATCATCGGCATGAAGCGCAAAGGTGTCCACCATGGGCGTGATGACCAGGTAAAGGTCGGGCGGCACGCCGGAAAAGACGCCGGTCTCCACCGGAATGGCGCAGGTATCCGCCACGGTCTTCAATTCAGAAAGCAGACTCACAGCTTCTCCACCTCCTCTTCCAGCTTGCGGATCATGGCGCTGGTACAGGCCTTCCGGGACGAGGTCTGGGCGGGTTTGAGAAAGGGCTTCGCCGGCTGGCCATTCTTGCCGTACTCGATGATATTGGCCAGCATGGCGTTGCTGCCGCCATCGGAACGCGGCTCGGCAAAGCCGACCTTGATGTTGTGGTTTCCGTCCCTGTCCACCAACGGCGGGGTCAGGCCCAGTGAGCGTTCCAGCTCACCGGTGGAGCGGGAGTCATATTTTGTCCCGCTTCCAATAACGGAGGAGAGGTTGCTTCGCACCTTTGCCAAAACGACCTCGCCGCCGGCTTCCAGGACACGACCGGCGATCTCATCTGTTTTGCTGCCCAAAAGGGACAGCTTACGGAGGAACTCCTCCGGCATTTCTACTTTCACTTTAGCCACCTGGCTTCACCACCTTTGCCATGACCTCCAGATACATCCCCCGGCCCTTCACGTCTTCCACAGAGGTGATCTCGAAGCGGTCGCCATCGCAGAGGAGCGCAAGGTCTGTGGTCACGGATACACCGGGAATGACCCGGAAGCGGAACAGGTCGGTGGCTTCCCAAAAAGCCGCCATGTTTGCCCATCTCTCGCTTCCGTGCCTTCCTTCCCGGTATGCCCGGACGGAGGCCTGGGTGACCTCCTTTTCAGATTTGAAGCCCTCCGCATCCACGGAGACTTCCTTTTTTACCAGGTCAATAAAGGTGTTCATCTTTCCAAAGGACATACTCACACCTTCCATTCCCGGTCAAGCCGGAGAAGTAGGTTCACGGTGTGCCACACCTGCTGACCGGCCTGCACGTTATCTGCGAAAAAGCCGCCCGTGCTGCCATCCCTGGACTCGTAGAAGTGGGATGACAGCATGATGACGGCCTGTTCAGTAGTGGGCGGCATGGGGTGCTCCTGGTAGTACCCCGCCGCAATGTGCTGGTAGCTCTCCGCATAGGAGATGGCGGCGGTGATGAAGCGTTCCAGCAGCTTGTCATCGGCGTCATGCTCCAGGATGAGGTTTTCCTTGACCTTCTGCAAAAGCTCGTCCATCATCACCACCGCCTTTCTATTATGCAGACGCCTTCTGCGCCAGCACCTTGATGGCCTCCGACAGGATCAGCTTACCGTCCACGCGCTGGGTGGCCATGAAGCCCACCTGGCCGGTGGTGGCGAACAGCTCGTTTAGACGCTTGAAAGAGCGTCCCTGGCGGTCAGCGATCCAGTAGTAGCTGAAATCACCGAAGGCGATGGTTTTGGCGCCGGCGGCGATGGCGGGTACATAGGAAGAGGTGTAGACCGGACGGTTCAGGATGGTATCGGGGGTCCCAGCCGTGAGGGAGGGCTGCCACAGATACTGACCCTGGTTGTCCTTCAGCTTGCGGATGGCCTTGAACGTGGAGTCGTTCATCACCCAGACCGCCTTTCTGCGGTAGGGGGATTTCAGAGAATAGAACAGATCGATCAGCTCATCGGCGGTAATGGCGGTGGAGCTGGCGGCGGTAACGCCGGTCT